ATCACACTTCAAGAAGTTTGCAAAAGCCTAGCATCCTTCTTAGACTTAGACAAGCTACGCAAAAGCTCCAAAAAGTTAGCCAACAAAACTAACAAAGCGAGTAAAGAGTTAGGTTTAAGTGTTTCTGTGTATGGTAAAGCTAAACTGCGTCTGCGTAAAGCTGACCGCTCCACTATAACATACACAAACATACCCAACCCAGAAAGCAAAGAAATACAAACAATCATACTTACCCATGCCATATTAACACACAAACTACATGACCCAGAAAGAACTAATAGAAAAAACGCTAGTATTACAAGACGCCGTAACCGCCTATAAAACAATACTAGAAACTATAGAATACCACCTTAACGAGCTGTTATTAGACATGAACAACCAAACGCTAAATTTAGATGAGCCAACTAGCAATAAAACGTCAAACAACCAAAGATATAGAGGCTCAAATAGGAACCCTATCTAGGCCCTCAAAAATGCCATGTCACGGCTACAGTCTCCCAGCCACCAAATGCAAACGAGGCTCTATACTGCGTAAAATAAAAAACTCAGTATGCTCAGACTGTTACGCCCTCAAAAACAGGTATCTGTTCGACAACGTCCAAAAAGCTCTGCACAAAAGACTTGACGCCTTACTATCAGATACCTTCACTTGGCAACACCTAATAACAGAACTCATCTACCGCAAAGAAAAAAGCGGTTACTTCAGATGGCACGACAGCGGAGACATTCAAAGCCCAGAGCACCTCTCAGCCATCAACAACATAGCTTTTGCCCTTCCCCACATTATATTCTGGATACCCACTAGGGAATTTGGTGTTGTGAAGGAATGGGTAAAGACCAACGGTGTAGCGCCTAACCTTACCATAAGAATAAGTGCTAACACCATTGGTCAAACCCTGCGTCGCCCCTCCATAGGAACCGCAAATATAACTACATCATCAGTAGGGGTGACGCAGCCTCTCTCAGACAGCACAAACTGTCCAGCATCTAAGCAAAACAATCAATGCAAAGACTGTAGGTCTTGTTGGGACACCCAAGTCTCCAACATAAACTACACACAGCATTGACCAACAAGACCAAAGAGAGACTAAAAGATGCGTGGTGGTGCTTCCTATACACATTACCCTTCATACATTGGATATTGTTAATAGGTTTTCTGTATAAACTATACCAACACAACACGCAATAACCGCAAGGGAGAACCCGGCTTCATAGCTAGGTTCTCCCTTTTCTTTTCCGACCGCACCCCCTCCCCAACCCATCCCACTATCACCTGATTGCGTCCGGCTACGCCTGTAAGTCGTTTAACTATCATGTGATTGCGTCCGGCTATAATACTCTTGACTTACCCAGCAGCCTGTAGTAAATGCCATCGCTATGGCCCAAATCACGCAAGAAGAACTGAATAATTCAATGGTAACTCTTGGCATTGGGCGTTACCGAGCGAAGATAGAAAGCGCTAAAGGCCGGGACGCCGAAATGGAAACTAGATACGGCCAAACGTTGATGCGTAGCGCCTTGCCTAATTACACAACAAAAATTAGTGAATGGCTAGATACTGTAAAAGACTACGCTACGCCAGCTAGATACCAGTTAGAATTACAAACGCTGGAACCTAAAGTGATTGCCTATATCGCTACACGCGCAATCATAGACAGCATAACAAAAAAGCGGCCTTTGTCTCAAGTCGCTATTTATCTAGGGGCTAGACTGGAAGACGAAATTCGATGTCGTTTTTTGCTAGAAAACAATGAGGAAAAAGGCTCTGGTATTTTATTGGGAGCTAAACGCAGAAAAGGGTTAAACGCTAAAGTCCGACACATTCGCTCGTCTATGAAAAACGAGGTAAAGAAAGGTCTCATGCCGGAATTTAAAAAGTGGGCTATTAGAGACAAAGCTAACGCAGGTTTAACAGCCGTAGAGCTTTTCCGTAGCTGCACCGGGTTGATTGAATACAACTACGTCCTTGAAAGAGCTGGTAGACGCCCGACGCGTTTTGTAGCGCCCACCAGTGAACTCATAGATTGGATTGAGAACTACAACGACAGCCGGGAACTTATTGAGCCCTTCTGGATGCCTACCGTAGACCTCCCGGAACCTTGGACAGGTATTTGGAGTGGTGGTTATTCACAGGACGACAGGCTACCTCCTGTTTGTTTTATCAAGTCTTCTAACATGGACTACCTTCGTTCTATTGAGGGAGGGCTTGAAGAATCCATGGAAGCTGTAAACTGCATTCAACAGACTCCTTGGGAAATAAACTCAGAAGTCAAAAAGGTGTTTGAGTGGGCTTGGGAAAACAACGTAACCATAGGAGACCTCCCCAATCGAAAAGATGAAGACCTCCCGCCAATGCCGAGGGACTTTAAGACCAACAAAGATTCCAATACAAACTGGAGACGAGAGGCTGCTAAAATATACGACATCAATCTATCGACCAAGTCCCGGCGTCTGTTGACCGCGAAAGTTCTTCACCTAGCAAATAAATTTGAGGGCAGCCGATTCTTCTTTCCTTCCAACGTAGATTGGAGGGGTAGAGTCTACAACATTCCGTCATTCCTAAACATCCAAAACGCTGACCCCTCAAGGGGGTTGTTGCGGTTCTTCCGCTCAGAAAAAGTCCAAACACCTGAACAAGCGCGGTGGTTGGCCATTCACGGTGCGAACACCTACGGTAATGACAAGGTGACTCTGGACGAGCGCGTGGAGTGGGCTAACAGCTACGCAGAGGAGGCTCGGTTGATTGCGTCCGACCCCACCAAACATCTCTCTTGGAAAGACGCCGACAGTCCTTGGCAACACCTCGCGTGGTGCTTTGAATGGGCTGAATACACACGCACCGGAAAAGTAAAAACCAAACTTCCATGCGCTCAAGATGCCACCAACAACGGCTTACAACTACTCGCTTGTCTAACACAATGCGAAGAGACAGCATATGCCACCAACGCAGCACCTACTCCAGCTCCACAGGACATCTACGCGGTCATCGCTGCGAGAGCTGTTAGTCAACTACAAAAAGACGCTGATTCTGGTAATGTAATAGCTCGTAAATGGTTGTCTTTTGGTGTTGACAGAAAAGCCACAAAGCGACCCACCATGGTATATCCGTATGGAGGCACTTTCTACTCATGTCGCGCCTACATTGACGAATGGTATCAGGACAGATTACGCAAAGAACACGCAGAAAATCCTTTCAGCGAATCCGAGCGCTTCAAGGTAACTGGCTACCTTTCTAAGTTTATTTGGAGAGCTATTCAAGACGTGTTTGATAAGCCGACCAAGTGTATGCAATACCTACAAGGAGTAGCCAAAGTGTTGACGCGAGCCGGAAAGGATGTGAAGTGGACAAGCCCTTCAGGTTTCCCGGTGTTGCAGCACTACACCAAGCAAACATCGAAGTCAGTTTCAACCAAGATTGCAGGGGAAGCAACGTGGGTGAACTTCCGAGACAGCACCGACGAACTAAGTGTGGCAAGAGCAAAACAAGGAATTTCTCCAAACTTTGTTCACTCCCTTGATGCGTCCATTTTGACCCGGACTGTGGTTTACGCTAACTCATTGGGTATCTACGACTTCGCGTGTATTCATGACTCATTTGGAACCCACTCAACACGCTCTCAAGAACTCGCAGATTCGATAAGAAAAGCGGCTTCCGAAATTTTTAGTGTTGACCTCCTTCGAGATTTCGACAATACCTTGCGGCGTTCTGACACAGAGTTAGAATACCCTGAGTTACCTGAGTATGGAACATTCGACCCAACTACGGTCAAACATAGTCAGTATCTCTTCAGTTAAAACCAAACACAACTACTACAAAATGAGTAAAGACGTAAATAAGTTAGTCACCCCCATCGGAACCGCAGTCTACCCTAAGTTGGTAGAACCTGACACAGCCTTCGATGAAGCAGGGGTTTATACCTGTAAGCTCCATGTAACCAAAGAGGAGTTCGCAGAGTTCAAAGCTAAAGTGGATAAGATGGCTGACGCTGCCTATGCCGCTGAATGCACAGCACAAGGAAAAGAGTTGCGAAAAGCAACTAGCTGTCCTGTGCGTATTACCCAAGATGGTGACTACGAAATCCTAGCCAAACAGAAAGCTAAGATTACCACTCGAAAAGGAGAGACCATCGAATTCAATATTCCTCTCTACGACAGCCAAGTCAAAATCATCGACAACAAACCTAAGATTGGTTCCGGTTCTCGTATTCGTATGAGTGTTATTTTCAGTCCTTGGTTTGTTTCATCGCAAGGCTGGGGTTACACTCTCCGACTCAAAGAGGCTCAAGTCTTGGAGTTGGTTGAATATGGAGGTGGAGGAGGTTCTTCCTTCAGTGCCGAGGCAGATGGCTATACTTCTCAAGGAGAAAACTTGAATGATGCCTTGGAAACACAAGACCCGGTCGCACCGTTCTAACGGTTACCGCTCACGTTTCGAGGAAAGGTTGGCGCTTGGCTTGGAAAAGCGAGGCGTCAGCTTCTCCTACGAGACGGAGAGGTTCAGCTACACCGTAGTTCGACACTACACACCCGACTTCATCCTCGATAATGGGGTGTTGATTGAAGTTAAGGGTTATTTCACTTCAGCAGACCGGACAAAGCACCTAAAAGTCCGTGAATCTAATCCAACCCTAGATATACGTTTTTGTTTCCAGAACGCTAAAAACAAGCTCAACAAAAAAAGCAAAACGAGCTACAGCGACTGGTGCGAAAAGCATGGGTTTCAATGGTGCGAAAAAGTAATACCAGAAGAATGGGTTTCATAAACACACATTTGCCGTGCGAAGAGTGCGGTAGCAGCGACGGCCTCGCCGTCAACGAAGACGGAAGCTCCAAATGCTTCGTATGCGGCACGTTTACACCGGGTCGTAACAATCAACACAACAAAGAACATAACACACAAATGCAGCAGACAGAACAACATAGAGATACACCACAGTTCATACAAGGAGACGTCATGGCTCTCCCAAACAGAGGTCTACACAAAGACGTTTGTCAGCGGTATGATTACCGCATCGGTGAACACAATGGGAAGCCTTGCCATGTAGCAACCTACCGCAACCCCGAGAGAACCATTGTAAGTCAAAAGGTTCGTTTCGAGGGTAAGGACTTCACCTCGATTGGTAGTCCTACCTATTTCTGGGGTCAGCACCTTTGGCCCAACGGAGGTAAACGCCTCACCATTACAGAGGGAGAGATTGATTGCCTCACGGTAGCTCAGGTAGTAGGGGAAGGTAAGTGGCCAGTGGTCAGTCTACCCAGCGGAGCACAAGGAGCCAAGCGCGTCTTTCAGAAACAGATGAAGTGGCTTGAGAAGTTCGATGAGGTCATCCTCATGTTCGACAACGACGAACCGGGTAACGCTGCTGCTGAAGCGTGCAGTCATGTTCTACCTGCGGGGACTTGTAAGATTGCTCGCCTTACCATGAAAGACCCTAACGAGTTGCTCATGGAAGGACGCAGCCGAGAAATCGTTGACGCATACTGGCAAGCTAAAGTCTGGAGACCTGACACTATCATGGACGGGGCTGAGTTGTTTGACCGACTTACAACCAGTAAGGTAAACGACAGCGTCCCATATCCGTGGGACGGTCTAAACGACAAGACGCATGGTCTACGCTTGGGAGAGATTGTTACGCTATGTGCTGGCTCTGGTATCGGTAAGAGCGCTGTTGCCAAAGAGCTTGCTCACCACCTCCTCAAACACACCAACAAAAAGATTGGTTACATAGCTCTTGAGGAGTCCATCGAAAGGACAGCCAACTCCATCATCGGACTGGAGATGAACAAGCTTTTGCACCTTGAGCCTATTAAGGTAGACGATGACTACAGGAACGCATTTGACAACACGGTGGGTAGCGGACGAGTTTTCTTCTACGACCATTGGGGTAGCCTCGACTCGGACAACCTGCTCAATCACATCCGATACATGGCTAAAGCACTTGGTGTTCAATACCTCGTTCTTGACCATTTAAGTATCGTTGTTTCAGGTCTCGATGGCGGGGACGAGCGGAGGCTCATCGACAACACAATGACCAAGCTTCGCGCTCTTGTCGAAGAGTGTGGTATTGGTCTTGTCCTTGTTAGTCACCTCAAGCGACCAGAGGGACGAGGCCATGAGAACGG